GTAGATCTCGGCTCGCGGCTCACCGTCGGCGACCAGACCCTTCAGCCCGACGCCGGCGGCCAGCGGCGACTTGCCGCTACCCTTCGCCGTTTCGACATAGACCACGCGGAAGCGCCGGTACCCGTCATCTCGCTTCCACCCGAAGATGCTGCCGACCACGAACTGCTGCCACGGCAGGAGTTCGAACGGATTGCCCTCGAAGTCGCCGCCGTTCAGTTTCAGCACGTCGCGGTAGAAGCCGATTGCCTTCAGTGCTGCCGCCATATCCCACACCAAGCCGCGCGCCGCGCCTTCCGCAACGTCGGCCAGATGACGCGCGCACTGATTGCGCACATGCGGCCCGGCGATCCGGGTGCCGGCGACAACTTCGCTCGCGTACGCTGAAACCGGGTCAGCCGAAGTATTCGGCGGCGGGGTCTTTTTCCTTGTCGCCATCCGGGAGGTCCACGTCCACTTTTGATCGCGCGGCCGGCGTCAGGCCGAACTCCACCAGGTAGCTTTTAAATTGCGCGTCGGCGGCGCGCAGCTGGTTGACCGCAGGGTTGTTTTTGATAAGGGTGTTGCTGTTCTGATCGATGGTGGTGTAGGTGCGACCATCGCGCTCGACCAGCTCACGACATTTCAGGATGTCCGAGTAGCAGTCGCAAAGCCGTTCGAGCGCTAAGCCATCGGCCTCGGTGAGCACGCCCATTCGCTTCAATAGGGCACACAACTTTTTCCATACCGCCTTGCCCTTCGCATCCAGGTGCGGTGGACAAACTGGTGTTTTTGTACGTGGTTTTGGCTCTTTTTTGTTCAGTGGCCGCTTGCCCGGATTGCCCGTGACCAGCTTCAGCGCACTGGGTGTCGGGCGCCTTCCGGCCATAATTTCGGTCCCAGAAAAAAAGTTTCATTTCGCGGTTGTGCACAAAGAGGGGGCAGGCGGTCCCTTTGGGCGAAAGCTCCAGAGATTCGATACCCCCCCTGCCTATTTTTTAGGCAATATTGCAAAGAAGCATCAAAACCGGTGCAAAGTTGCTGCAACCGCATCAAGTCGGCCAACCGTCAGGCTCAACACCCTGCCTCGCCTTCCGCTTCGTCTTCCCTTGCTCGACCTCGGTTTTCACCGCGTGGCAGGGATCGCAAATGGCTTCTAGATTGGATGGGTGGTCAGTCTTGGCGCGCGTCCAGCGCAGAGTCGTAGCTTTCGCCTTGCTGACGATGTGGTCGACCGCATGCGCTAGAGTCATGCGACCGACGCGTTTGCAGGGTTGACACTGGCCGCCGTCGCGCTTCATCACTTCATTGCGTACCTTGACCCAGGCGCTGTCGTAACCGCGCTCGTGGCGCGACTTCGTACCCCAAACCATCAGGCCGCACCACGCGGCCCGAACACCGCACGGATGACCTTGCCGGCATTAGCCGGCACCTGGCGCGCGGCCTCGACAATGGTCAAGCCCGGCCCGCCGTGTCCATTGGCGCGCAAGATTCCATGCGCCTGTTCGCTGGCCGCTAAGCTCACGGCGATCAAGTTCAGGCGAGACAGGTCGACGGCTTGCGCTGGTTGAGCGCCAGGCCCAAGCACGGCCCGCAAGATCTCGTCCCGGTAGATGCGTTCAATGTTATTCATGCTGCTGCCTGCTGGGTAGCGGCGCGCTGGCGCGCGACCGTGTATCGCAGCCAAGCCAGCTCTTGCTCAACGGTCATTCGCATTGCGCACCTCAAATAGAAAAAGCCGCCCGGCGCATTGCTGCGGGGGCGGCGAAGGCCAAGTGCTGGACCTGGCAGAGCATATTCGGAGACTGCTTACGACAGTCAGGCGACCAGCCCCAAGGCTATATGCTCAAGTGGGCGGTAAACGAGAAAGCCCGAACGTTTAACGGCTCGGGCTTTTCTTCGGGCGTGCAGAAACACCCATGTGCAGGAGTTTACGCCCAATACAGCCGGGTTGCAACATTGTTGCGCAACTTCTTTTCGAGGTCTTCGCGTGCATCCATCAGCACGTCTTCATACCGTGCATTCGGGAAGCGCCATGCAGAGGCAATCCCCTGGCTCTTGTAGATAGCCCAGCGGTGCATCATCGTCAGGCTGTCCACCATGGCGTTGACGCACTCGCCCAGCTTCAGGTCGGCGATGTACTGCGCCTCGTGCACGTTCGCGTCCGGCTGCGCGTCGCCGATCAGCTTCATCCCACGGCCGCCCAGGTCAAGGTTGGGCACGCGCATGTAGTCGCCCCAGCAGGCCATGCAGGTGGAGTACGGGTCAAGCTTGTTGATGGTGGATTGCACGACCTCCGCCTTGCGAACTCGGCGGAGGGTCGAGCCTGCGAAAAGGCCGAGGGTTGCAGTGGTCATGGGGTTCTCCGAAAGACGACCAAGCGAGCGTACCATAGCCGTCAAGAAATTTCCTGTTCTCAAGTATTTATTTTTAACATTGTTGTAAGCAAACGCCAGACGAAAAAAAAGCCCCCCGAACACAGGGGGCAAAACGTTAGGCAAATGAACAATGGGAGTGCTATTTTTCCTCTATCTCTTCCGGTATTTGAGCTTCCATGGGTGCGACGACGATCTTGCATCCCAGGGCTTTTACTACGCCCATAATCGTCTCCAGGCGCGGCTGGCTGCCCGGGCGCAGTGCCTTGTACAGTGCCTCGCGTGCGATGCCTGCCTTGCTGGCCACCTCGGCCATGCCCGTGGCGCGCGATGCCGCATTGAGCGCCACGGCAATCAGGGCCGGGTCGCCGTCGGCGAATGCCTCAGTAAGATATGCAGCTAGTACCTCGGGTGAGTCGAGATAATCGGCCACGTCGAACGCTGGAAGCGCGCGGATTTTTTCGAGATCGAATTCAGCCTCAGACGGCTCAATGTCTTTTGTGATTGCCATAATGGCCCCCTGTTGTACGTGTATTCATCTATCGACGGTAAGGGCCGGGGTTTCAGCCCCCGGCTCCTCTCTACTTCTTCAACTCTACTACCAATTTCTGTGCTACTTCGATGTCTCTTTGCTGCCCGTTTTTCGATCCCCCTGTCAGCAGCAGAACTATTTCGTTTCCGACCTTCGTGTAGTAGATTCGCCACCCCGGTCCATAATCGATTTTCAGTTCGCTGACCCCGCCTCCTACTGATTTTGCCTTGCCGGGGTTTCCTGCTGCGAGTCTCGAAACACTCAAGAGAATCTTCGCTTTTGTTGTCGCATCCTTAATTCCGATGAAGAACTCGCTGAACTTCGGGTGCTGCCTGATCTCCATCGCTCTCCTTTACGCGTTTGCCTAACGTGAAACCATTGTAATCGACTGATTACAGAAGGTCAAGCAATTTGTGATCGAGTGATTACAGTCATCATCACTCGTTCATGCAGCACCTCCACTCCTAGCCCCCGCCTGCACCCTTGCCGGTCGCCTGCATCGCCTGCACCAAATTTCTGCTGATCATTAATAAACCGTAGTGCTTATCTCTACGGCCGCGCTTAGATGCTGCGTGTCACTTTTGTGGAATCAAGGAACAGTGTGTGGCGTCAAAAACACGAAATTCGATAAGTTAATGCTCTTACTATTTCTTGGCGGTAAAATTAACAAGCTTCAATTGTCATCTAATAATTACTCCGAGAAAACATATGAAATTTGCTTTTGCTGCAATTTTGGCTGTCACGATGCTGTCGGGCTGTGCTGTGCAGTCGACCATGGTTCCAACTGGCGGTAGCCGCGCTGATGGCACAGTCAAACTGTCTTATGACTTTGGTGCGTTTCAGGTTCCAAAGGTTGATCAAGAACAAGGTCTGGCTGCTGCAAAAGCTCGCTGCGCTGCTTGGGGGTACACCGGCGCCGAGCTGTTTGGCGGTTCTACAAAAACTTGTGTTAACCAGTCGATGGGAAGTTGCGACACGTTCCGTGTGACGGTCGAGTATCAGTGCACTGGTAACCCACCAGCGCGCAACTAAGCGTTTCCCTGCACATGCAAAAGCCCGGGTCTTTCCCGGGCTTTATTTTTGCCAGCGCTACCAACCTCAGAGCCCGGCCGAAAGACTGATCCGCTCTTGAGCTTGGGCGGCAAGGTCGAGGTTCTTCTCCAAGTATCCCATCGTGGTCGTGAAGCTCTTGTGTCGCATCACCCGCTGCACCGTCTGAATCGGCACGCCCGCCTCGGACATCAGCGTAGCGAATGTCCCGCGCAGTCGGTGCGGAGTGATGCCCTCGATCGCGCAGGTATCGTTGGCGCGCCTGATCGCCTGGCGGGCGAAGCCGGACGCGAAGGCCTGCCCGTCCGGCCTGGCCACGATCAGTCCGGCGTGCTGGCGCCGCGCCTCCAGGTGCTCGCGCAGCCACCCTGCCATCGGCACCGGCTCGGCCTCCCTGCCCTTCGTGATTCCGGGCGTGTACGTCTTGCGCGCCCAGTCGATCCATTCCCAGCGCGCGCTGATTGCCTCACCCTCACGCAGGCCCAGCCCGAACATCAAGCGCACGGCGGTACCGATCCCGGGCGCGTGCGCGGTGGCCTCGTCGACGGCGGTGAACCACGCGCGCGCGGCCGCCAGCGGCAGGATCGAGCGCGGCCGCTTCTGCACCTTGAGCATGGGCACGTGCCATGGCATCGACGCCAGCATGCCGCGCTTCACCGCCCACATGGTCAGCAGCTTCAGGATCCGCAGCCAGTGGTTGGCGCTGGCCGGTTTGTGGTCAGCCAAGTATAGGTTGCGCGCCAGCTCGACATCGAGCGTAGTGATCTCGTTCACCGGTTTGACGCCAAGCTTGAACATGTGCAGGCGCTGGAAGAGATCGACGCTGCGCATGTGCGCGGCGCTGGCCACCGGCCGGTGCACGTCGATCCAGGCCTGCGCCAGCTCGGCCAACGTCGGCACCGGCTGGTCGGCCATTGGCGCGCATCACCGCCGCATCGTATTCGCGCTGCGCCAGCTGCTCGGCGGCGCGCCGGCTCTTGAGCCTGGTGCTGCGCCGCACGCGCTGGCCGGCCACCTGGAACGCGAAGTGCCAGACGTCGCCCCGCTTATACACGTTTGCGCTCATGCTCGGATGCCTTGCAGTGCCTGGTGCCGGCCCGGTGCTGGTGCTGGTGCTGGTGCTGGTGCTGGCGCGGCGCGCGCGGCGCCCGGTGCTGGTGCTGGCACGGCGCGCGCGGCGCCCGGTGCTGGTGCTGGCACGGCGCGCGCGGCGCCCGGTGCTGGTGCTGGCACGGCGCGCGCGGCGGCGCGCTGACGCGCGACCGCCGCTTCATAGCAGTCCACCAGGATCTTGTGCCAGTCGGCGCGCGCACTCCAATAGCTCGCACGGCAATGTGCGACATCGCCCTGGTCGAACTCGCCCATCGAAATCAATTCGGCCAGGCGGTGCTCGATTTTTGCTGGCAAAGGCTGGTGCTGATCATTCACGTTTGTTTTGGCCATAGTCGTCATTTAGAGGGGTTGGTTGGACCCCTCCGTAGTTGATAGGTATGAGGGTTAGGTGTTCCTGGCCCTCGAGCAAAATCAGCAAAAACTCGTATCGAAAGTGACGTATTCGCGGGTGGTCATGTCCGCTACGGCTCGCCCAGGCCGCCCCCTCGCCCTTCCGATTGACGCACTCGCTTGAATGCACCTGCCGGACGGGCCAAGCATTCCAACTCTGTACCTCTGTTCGCTCCGGCCTGTGCTCTCAGGCCTCGGCAAGGCCCCCTCTGCGCCTTGTTCGTGCTGTGCCCTGGTGTTCGACGGCGCGGTCGGTCTTCTCGCGGTGTGGGCCGATCCCAAGCCCCTGCACGTTTTTTCTGGTGTCGTCCGCTCCACCTAGTCGATACAGGATTTCCTGCATCGCTCCCAATCTTGGAAAGGGGTCCGCACATTGCGCAGACCCTTTCCAAGACGCGCTCACCATCGAGCGCTTCTACTGCTCTACTTCGCGCGCAGCAGTCGCGCCTCTCGCATCACCTTCAGCTTCACGTCGGCGAAGGCGCTGGCCTGTATCTGCAGGACCGTGCGCTTGCGGCTGAAGCTGAACGATTGCCCAGCGACGGCGTGCTCGATTTGCTCCATGACGTAGTCGTTCCAATCGGTGCCGGCGCATTGCGGGAAAGCGACGCCCACGCCCAGCACCTCGGCGGCGGCGCGCGCGGCGTCGAGGCCCGGATTGCGCCCGATGCGCGCCGCAGTCTCCCAGTCGTTGTCGGCGCACACGACGCCCATGCCGAAGCGCGCCATGCGTTCGGCGACGACCGGTAGGTTGCCGGCGTTGAAGCCGACGATGACACGGCAGGTAGGGACGGCCTGGAAGATCGTCAGGCCGGTGGCGAAGCCCTCAACGAGAACGGTCAGGGCAGCGCCGGAGCGCTCGATGGCGTAGTAGGCGCTCTTGGTGGTGGCGCCGAAGTGGAATTTCTTCTCGCCCGCTGGCGAAATGCGCTGCAGGCTGAGCACCTTGCCGTTGTAGAGCATGGGGATTACCAGCCAACCCTCGGCGTCGACGCGCAGGCCCATGCATCCGGCCACGCCCAGGCCCTTGCTCACTAGGTATGGATGGCTGCCGCGCAGCGGGGCGCAGCGGTCGTAGAAGGCGCGCGCGGCGAGCGTGGCCTCGATAAGCGCGGCGCGACGTTCAGCCTTCCGGCGCGCGATGGCTGCGCGGTCGATCGGCGCCGGCATGGCGTCACCATCGGTGGCGCGCCACATTACCGGCTCGGCGTGCACGGCGTAATCCTGGCACCAGCCGACCTGGCCGTCGTCGGCCAGCTTGATGCTGCCGTTCTTCTTGCGCGGGTGGCTCTCGGTCTTGCAGCGGATCCAGCGACCAGGCGTGAACGTGTCCGGCACGATGATGCCGTTCGCCTGGACGAATTGAAGGAAATCGCTCATGTGCGCTTGCCTCGAGCGAATGCGATATCGCGCGACTTCACCCAGCTCAGCACTGCAGCAGTGGGCCGCATCGGTGTGATGTAGCGCGGCACCTCGTTGTAGTCAGGCCAGTCACCGAACTTCTCTTTGAACTTGTTCGCGATCCAGCCTGGCTTGCGGCCCTTTTCGACAGCGATGTAATTCAGCTGGGCGTAGAAATCGCGCTTGTCCTGGGCGGTCGGGCCCGGCGCCCGCTTGCCTGCAACCTCGCTCAGTGAGCCAGGTGCGTGCTCGACGCCCTGCTTCTTTTTGTAGACATTGCCGCACGATGGGCACGCCGGCATCGGCGCGTGCACGTGCGAGCAGTTCGAGCACGTCACCGGCTTTTTCTGCCGCTCGATCGCCTTGGCGCGCGGCTTCTTCTTGCCGTCGTCCAGCTCGCTGACACCTTTCTCGAGGAAGGCGTGCATTTCGGCCCAGAAGCGCACGCAGTTGCCGCTGTGATCCAGCACGATGCACTCGGTCTTCCCTGGATGGATTCGCAGGCCTCGGCCCAGGATCTGGATGTGCTCGGCAAGGCTGGACTTGAGTGGGCGCGCCATGATGACGACCTCGACGTCGGACACGTCGAAGCCCTTGCTGAGCGCGCTTACGCTGATCAGGCCACGGACCGTGCTGTCCGGCTTGCGGAACTCTTCCACCAGCGCGGTGCGGGCGTCGTCGTCGGTACGGTATGTGTACAGCTCGCAGTTCACGCCGGCGGCCGCGAACTGGCGCTGCATCTCTTCGCAGTGCTCGACATTGCAGCCGAAGGCGATGAACTTCTTGCCGGCCGCGTGCCGCAGGTACTCTTCGACGCAGTCGCCGATGATGGGCATCGAGCGTTCTGCCGCTTCCTTGTCGGTCCATTCGCCGGCCGTCACCTTGGCGCCGGTCATATCGGGCTGGCTGGCGGCGTACACGCGGAACGGCACCAAGTACGGCTTGTCGCGCGTGCCGTCCTCGAGCATCGGCCCCTGGATCAGTTCGTTGGTGGTGATGGTGGTAACGATGCCGTCGTACAGCCTGCCCAAGCCGCGCGTCATCGGCGTGGCGGACAGGCCGATAACGATCGTGTCGCGGCCTGCGATGCGGTCAGCGACAGTCTTCTGCAGTGCATGGCATTCGTCGACGATGATCAGGTCAGCCTCTGGCCAGCCGCGTTTGGCCAGCGTCTGCGCGCTGGCGACCTGAATACGCTCCCACGGCGCGAAGCGTGGGTTGTCGCCCTGAATGATTCCGTGTGGGATGCCGAAGCGATCGAACGTGGTGCTGGTCTGGTCGATTAGGGCAATTCGGTCGGCGACGAACACCGCGCGCTTGCCGGCTTTGGCGTGGCACTCAGCGATCAGGTGCGACGCGATCACGGTCTTGCCACCGCCGGTGGGAACCGACAGGATGATGTTGCGCTTTCCAGCGCGGATCAGCGCGCGCAGGCCTTCGACACTATCGACCTGGTACGGGCGCAGGTTCAGCTGCTCGCTCATGCCGCCCTCCGCGCCGTGATGACCGGCAGGATGCCGCGGTTATCCTCGACGCCAAGCGCCGTGCGGATCTTCGAAAGAAGATCGGCTTGATACTGCGCAGTCGTCTGGGCGTCGCGCGCGGTCTGCTGCAGCTGGCGGTTGCGGCCGGCCAGCTGATCGAACTTGAGCTCGGCGGCGTCGGCGCGCTTGACCAAGCCGTCGACCTGGGCGGCCAGATCGTCCTTTGTCAGCAGAGCAACGTGCTGCTCGAGCGCGACGTTCTTCGCCCGCAGCTCGTTGCGCTCCAGCTCAAGCGCGCGGAAGTCGGCCAGCAGCTGGTCGAACGGATCCTGCTCGACTTCGGAATCGGCAGCCTCGTGGTCGGGTTCGTCGGAAGGAGCGGCGGCATCCTGCTGGTCTATGACCTGCTGAGCGAGGGACGGCGGCGCGACTGGCCCGGCCTGTTCCGGTGCAGACGCCGGCGCCGGCGCGGCTGAGGCACGTGGTGCAAGCTGCTCCAGCGCTTTCGGCAGGCTGATCTCACCCATCCGGACTTGCTTTGCTAGCTCAGGATCGGCTTTGGTCACCTTGTCGGCCATCTGCTGCGTGCGCAGACTGGCGCCTGATTTTGCGGCGCGATCGGCGGCGGAATCATTGCGCAACGTTGCGGAGTGATCCGAGCGGCGATCTCCACCAGCTGTCTGCGCGCGAGACCAGTCTTGCGCGCCAGCGACGATCGCCGCCATCTGCCCCTGCGCTAGGTGGCGGCGATGCATATTTGCCGATAGCACGAACGATGCCGGATCGGTGCCAGCGAATGCCTTGAGCGCTGGTTCGATGCCAGCCTCAAGGCAGGCACGGTAGCGGTTGCCACCGTCCAGCACCATCCCGTCGTGAACGGTAATCGGCTCTCGCTGACCGTTGGCGATGATGTCGGCCTTCAGCGCCTTGAACTCGACACCATCCAAGCGCGGGAACAGCGTGCAGAGCGGGTGCAGTTCGAGAGTCATTGTCGTGGACATTAGAAGGCGCTCCCAAACAGTTCCGTAGCAAGCCTCTCAAAGTCCTGTGCGACATTGATACCCAAGGCAACGCGGCGCGTCTGCGCCTGCGCATTTCCGATCGCCCGTGCGCGGCGCCCAGCTTCCGTGGAGCCGTTCAAAGTCGGCGCAGTTTGTTTGATGAGCCAGCGCTCGACCTCTTTATGATTCGAGCAGAGCACTACGCGTAGCATCCCTATTCGTTGAATGTGCGCGCGCTTCTCGTGCCCAGCCATTCTCGTGGCGAGGTTCTTCGACTCACCGACATACAGGACTCGGCCAGCATCGATCAAAACGTAGACGCCAGGCCGAGATGGCAGGTTCCGCCACGGCAATTCCGGTGCGATGGCAAGCGCTTTCGCAGCGGCGTGCGGGTTACCGATCACGGGCTCATTGGCCTGGCGCGCCTGGTCGTACTTAGCAAGGGCGCTCACAGTCACGCCTTCCACAGGTCGAAGCGCTTGAACGCGCGGATGACCGCCTCGTCGCTGATCAGCTCGCAGCTATGCAGGGCCATGACGATGCGTTTCAGAATGGATTTCATGCTGCTCTCCAAAATTCGGGCGTAGAGAAGCCCGTCACCGACAGAAATCGGTTTCCAAGAAAAACGGTGGGGACAATTACGTCGGTCGGTCTACTTCAGCAGTGCCAGCGCGCTCATCGCTCAGTTGCCTTACTTCATCCAGCACTTTCTGCAATGAAATGAGCGTGTCATAGGGCGTACGGCGACCATACCGGCCCGTATTTAAGGCAGACACGACACACTGTTTAACACCTGAACGTCGCTCGATCTCCCGTTGGGTAAGACCGAGACTCATGAGTTCTCGAACGATGGTATTTGCATTCATAAGTAGCATAATATTGCATAAACACTTAAAATTCAAGTGCCAAAACACTTGAATTGGATATTACAATTACACTCACGATGAAAACACTACAAGAACGCCTTAAGCACGCTCGAAAAGCAGCGGTTCTGACTCAAGCAGAACTGTCTGCTCGATCAGGGCTTTCCCAGTCGACAATCGCGCAGATCGAGTCAGGACGAAATTCCGGAACAAAGTTTGCTGACAAATTAGCAACGGCATTGAACGTGCCGCTTGCTTGGCTTCTTACGGGGCAAGGCGAAGACATCAGCGAACTGATCCCGCCTAATCCTCGACGGAGGGCAATGGATGCCGATGAGTGGCTATTTCTCGATCTTGTCGAGCCGCATATCAAGTCGAATACAAACGAGATTGGTTGGACACAACTTGAGCGCGGGGCGCTTCGTATTCATCGTTCGTTTTTTAGAGGAAAGAGAATCTACCCCGAAG